CCAAACTATAAATTCGATAATTCCTCCGACTCAAGGGTTTTCGCCAGCGGTAGGGACAATTGTTATTCAGGCCGGTTATCAAAATGGAAACTATGGTAGGATTTTTACGGGGGAAGTTTTTCAGACTAGAGTAATGCACGAAAACGCGATAGATAATAAATTAATCTTAAACTGTATTGATGGTCTATCTTTAATATATGGAAACAATTACGCATCACTGACATTTGCTGCCGGTGTTGACCAGCAGGCCGTTGTTCAGGGCGTTGCTAATCAAGCAGTAACACCAATACCATTAGGTACTCTTATGGCTAATCTTCAATCAAAACAACTACCTAGAGGAAAAGTAATATTTGCAGATCCTTCTAAGGTATTTCGAGATATCGCACAGGATAACAACTCTCAGTTTTGGTTCTCTGATGGTCAAATGAACATAGTTTCTTATTGCAACGTGCCACCAGGACAGTCGTTAATAATATACCTTCCTCCAATCGGGGGGTTAATTGGCTATCCGGAACAAGTGGATGCAGGAGTGCAATTCAAGGTTTTAATGAATCCATCAATAGTTCTTGCTTGGCCCCCTATGGATATTACTTTTGATAGTAAAGTGCAGATTAATGAACAAGAAGTACAATATGGAAGCCAACAATTGCCATATATCTTGAGTTCGGGTAGTTACAAAGTTGTAAAAGTATCTCATTATGGTGATACTCGGGGGAATGATTGGTATACGGAAGCACTGGCGATGACGCCACAAGGAGCGCTGCCGTATTTATTAGATAAATCTCCGAACTAGGAGGAATACCTATGCCACACGTAACTTTACCGGAACTGATGATGATGCCAGAAGAAATTCAGAAAAAGGCATTAGATCAACATGCTTTTGATATGCGGGTTTCAGAGCCGGGAATTATACAGTCGTTTAGTCCTGGCCCCCCCGCCACATGTACTGTCCAACCAGCAATAAGAGAACGACTTAATATTAACGGCAATATATCTCACGTACAACTGCCGATTTTGATTAATGTTCCTGTGATATATCCCGGAGGCGGAGGGTATGCCATAACATGGCCCTTAAACGTTGGTGACGAAGGAATTATAGTTTATCAAGACAAATGTTATGATGCCTTCTGGCAATCGGGCGGCATACAAAATCAAGTAGAAAAGCGTCGCCATGATTTGAGCGACGCTGTTTTTTATCCCTGCCGGATTTCAATTCCCAATTCGTTAACAGGTGTTACGAATACATTTCAAATAAGAAACGCTGCTGGTGCAGCTATTATTGAAATGAACGGCACCACTATTAATATTCTTGGTGGTACCGTAAATATTATGAATCGAAGTTTTATGGCGCATACTCACTCAGGAGTGCAATCTGGCGGTAGTAATACTGGTGGGGTTGTTTAGCCCATAGCTTTTTTTATAACTAAGCTAATTAGATTTTGAGTAAAGGGAGTAATTTTACTATATTTATGAAATTCGTTTTTATAGAGAGCTAACAATCCATCGTTAGGTATATAAGAATTACAAGTTAGATCATCGGTAGGTAATAAATAATAGCTTTTATTGTATGGTGGATTCATAAAAGCAATTTGTGTTGTATCAGTATATTCCTCGCCTGCACTGTTTTTAGCATATGTCATAACTATATCAATGCAAGTTAGATTATCAACTGGGTGAAGAATAAGAAATTGATTTGGCACATCTGCTGCTGTATAATAATCGGCCCCATTTTTATTAAAAATTTGTTGTACTCTTTCGTTTTCTTGATTAATCATATTTTTTGCTGATTGTACAGCGTCTTCCCTTGCTTGTTCGTTTTTATATACAAAAATAAAGTCAAAACATTCTGCTGATATGTTTCCATTCTGTCTAATATCATTAACAATACGTTGAAACTCATCAACAGTTATATAAATATCCCTGTCGTTATTTGATGTAATTAATATTAATGGTAATCGAGCGTCATCGTAATACTGCCCCGCATGACAAATAGATAATGGCAATATTAAAAGCAATAATATTAAAATTATTTTCCTCATATTCAACACCTCAAAATTTATTATTTCCGGTTAACTGTATTATATGCATAATTCCATAAAATGACAAGGAGGGGAGAGAAAAACATGGCGTCAATGACTTACCGAGCATTATCGCCATCAGGCGACTATACATTCGGCTGTGGTCCAGGCCAAGGCTTTTTAACTGGAGCTGCTGCCGTTGCTCAAGCGATCAAAACCCGATTGATGCTGTTTTACGGTGAATGGTTCCTGTCAATCACAGACGGGTTACCGCTATGGCAGCAAATACTGGGAACCTCCGGTTCCAATAAAAAAATAGTCGATAATTTATTCCAAACAAGAATCCTCGGGACGGCAAACGTTACGGGGATTTCGTCATTTTCATCCTCGTTTAATTCTTCCAGCAGGACATACCAATTTACCTGCACAGTTACAACGGCTTTTTCAACTACGGTTACGGTGAGCAACGCATAGGAGGTGCCTAATGACGTACCAAGCACCAAGTATTGATTCCAGCGGATTACACATAAATTCTTTCACAGATATATTGGCTTACTACACAAGCAACGCGCAGGCGATTTTTGGCTCCAGCGTCTATCTTGGAAATGACGCCGCCGATTACCAGCAGTTAGCGATAATTGCAACCATAGCCGCTGACTGTAATTCTGGCCTCCAATTAGTCTATAACTCTTTCGGTGCCCAGTCAGCCATTGGAGCCGGGCAGGACGCGTTGTATAAACTGAACGGTATTAAACGCAAGGTTCCTACATATTCGACATGCCCTACAGGATTAGTCACCGGAACAGCGGGCGCCGTAATAACTGGCGGCAAAGTTACGGACCCCGCTGGCAATACGTGGGACTTGCCTTCCCCGGTCACAATCGGCGGCGGCGGGACGGTAATTGTAACAGTAACTTGCGAAACATCAGGAGCAATTAACGCCGCTGCCGGAACAATCTCAAATATTGCAACACCGACTTATGGCTGGACTTCGTTCACGAATACCGGACCCGCTACACCGGGGCAACCCACAGAAGCAGACTCGGCCTTCAGGGCGCGGCAAACAGTCAGTACAGGTATAGCGTCCAATAGCCCGTTAAACGGCGTACAGGCGGATATAGCTAATCTAACAGGGGTTGAACGGAACATCGTATATGAGAATCCTACTAATTCAACTGGAACAGACCCCAACGGATTCGGGCTACCGGCACATTCAATAACGGCGGTTGTTGAAGGTAGCGCCACGTCGGCGGCGATTGCGAACGCGATATGGTCCAAGAAAACACCTGGAGCCTATACGAACGGCAGCACGACCACTAATATAACAGACCAATACGGCAATATAACACCAATCAGTTATTATACTCTGGGTTATACGCCGATTTACGCAATTGTAAATGTTCACGTTATTAATACGACAGCTTATACAGCCGCAGTTCAGGCGGCAATTCAGACGGCAGTAGCCAATTATCTTAATTCACTGGCAATCGGTCAATCCGTTTTAAACGATGCTCTTAACGCTGTCGCAATGATGGCCAACCCCAATATTAACAGTCCGATATTTACCGTTCGTTCGGTGTATTCCGGGATTGCCCCGAGTCCTACGGGGACCGCAGATATTACGATTGCTTATAATTATGCTTCACAAGGTGCAGTGGCTAATATTTCATTGGCTTCTGTGTCGTAGGAGGGCATTATGATTACACCTCCAACTCCTTTAAGTCAAATGTGGCAAAACACTATAAATGATGTTATAGATTTTGATTCTATTGTTGATGTAGACCAATATCCCGGATACATTGCAATGACATATTATTTATCCTTACCAACAAGTGAATATCAAAACAAACCTCTATTTATGGCGTGGTTGCAGGTGCTCTTAACACCTTTTAACGATGCTGCAACATTGGCGGCTAATATGTATTTTTATTTTGATATTGACAATGCAGTTGGCCCACAACTTGATTTTATCGGGCAATTAATCGGACAATCCAGAACGGTTAATTTTAGCCCGACCAACGGATCAAGTCCGACTCTTTCAGATAGTGATTACCAAGTGTTATTAAAAGCCACTATTATAAAAAACACCTGGGACGGGACTATTCCTTCATTATATACCGCGTGGTCACTATTATTTCCTGATGGAATTATTGTTCTTCAAGACAACCAAAACATGACGATGAATGTAATTATAGCAGGTATTTTTAGTTCGAATATCCACGATTTAATCACCAATGGCTATATTGTTCCGCGCCCTGCAGGGGTCTTGGTTAATTACGTATTTGGCACATTACCGGCGTTTGGATTTGACGTTGAAGACGCATATGTTGCGGGATGTGACGTTGGGTCGTGGGTGGTATTGACTTAAAGGAGGGAAATAAATGGCCGGATCGACAAACTTCAAACAATTCGATAGTACGGCGGCTAACATAGCCACAGATGTTACATATGATGGCAGTTCCCAACAAACGGGCGGCTTTGTGTCGGGTATTTGTCCGTCAAATATGATGAATAAAGTTTTGTTTCAATCATCGACTTTTGTTGCTGCTTTTGCTACAGTTTTAGCAAATTTAGGTTATGCGGTTTCCGATTCTAGTTTTACAGCTTTGGAAGCTGTTTTAACTAATATTATTGCAATAAACCAAGCAGGCGGAATCAGCGCACAGTCTAATAAAATTACCAATATGTTGGCTGGTGTTAATTCAGGCGATGCGGTAAATATGGGACAGTTTTTAGCATCAATGACAGCTAACGGTTATCAAAAATTACCTGGTGGATTAATTATCCAGTGGGGAACATCAGTTACTAATTCTGGTGGGGTTGGAACTGTTGTATTCCCAATAGCCTTTCCTAATACGTGTCTATCTGTGAACACAACAGTTACTGGAAGTGCAACATTTCCGTCGATAAGCGCGTTTAGTGAAGTGTCTGAATTATCTGTTACTCAATTTGTGTGTTATACAATTACTTATAATAATTTGGTATATAGTGGCGGAGGTTTCACGTGGTTTGCAATAGGATGTTAAAGGGGGATCTAGCGTGGTAACTGTAACTTATGATTCAAAGGGTAATATCACGGGTTATTATCCCGATACAACTCAATATACTTCGATTCCTACGCCAAATATTGAGATCACCGAGGCACAACACCAGGCATCTTACAGTAACCCTGGCCAGTATACAGTCGTCAACGGCGTGTTTACGGCTGCCACTGTTTGGCCTTCAGCGATCACCTTAGCACAGGCGCAGGCTATACAAATCGCCGCAATAAAGGCGTATGTCAATAATATTGAGAATAGCGGCATCCCTTTTATTGATAGCAACGGTAACCCACAAACAATTCCTTCTGACATAGTTACTGGTGTAAGGTTTTTGTTTGCGGAGAGAAAAGCACAATCTGACACAACTTTTACATTCTCCATTACTTTTGCGAGTGGGTCTACTCAGGTGCTTACTGCTGCTGAAATTATTCAAATACCGATTCTCTGTTCTGAATATATGCAACCATATTTTGACAGACAGGCCGCACTTATAGCACAGGTTATGATCGCACCCACGGTGGCTACTGTTCAAGCAGTTCCAATTTCGTAACTGGAGGTAAAGCATGAAAAAATTTATACTACTTTTAGTTTTTTTACTAGCATTATCCCCGTTAGCACAAGCAACACAGAACCCCATTGTCGTCAATGACGGCTCTGGTTACCAAGTCAGGATGGGGTTCAATAATGCCCTACAATCCTTGGTTACATTATTTGCCGGGACGACAGCGCCAAACCCATTATATCCGTATCAAATTTGGATTAATACCACAACCAATCAAGTAATGCAAGCTAATGCTAACGCTACAAGCAGTGATGTATTGGGTACGCTGGCGGGCGATGGAACAATATTATGGAATAATTTTTCAGGCGCTACATTTAGCGGACAAATAACATCGACGGTAGCCAGTGGCACTGCGCCGTTTGTTATTACATCTAATACAGTAGTGCCAAATTTAAACGCCCAATATTTGAATGGTAATGCAGCGTCTTATTTTTTGCCAGCGCCGTCAAGTCCGGTTCAGGGCGACATCATGTATTACAACGGAACCTTTTGGGTTGTATTGGCACCAGGAACTTCCGGGTATTATTTGCAGACTCAAGGTGCTAGTGCCAACCCTATATGGTCTGCGTCGGCTATATTGCCTGGTAGCCCAGTTCAGGGCGATATTGTGTATTATAATGGATCAGCTTGGACTAATCTTATCCCTGGAACTTCTGGACAAGTCCTACAAACCCAAGGAGCTAGCGCAAATCCTGCGTGGAGTAGTGGCCCCCAACCTTTTCGTAATAAATTAATTAACGGAGATATGCGAATTGCACAACGTGGAACAACTGGCGCGTTAACTACTGCACCAACATATATATCTGTGGATAGATTTTTTGGGTATGAAGCAACAACGGCGACCGGTATCTTGGCACAATCAGCTATAGGCCCAGCAGGGTTCCAGGATTGCCTTAAACTTGGACGAAATAGTAGCGCGACATCAACCGGCATCTTGTATGCCGGACAAGAAATAGAAAGTGTTAACTGCATCCCTCTTCAAGGGCAAACAGTAACGCTTTCTTTTTATGCTAAAGAAGGTGCTAACTATAGTGGAGGTTCACTAACTTCAGCCATTATCACGGGCACTGGAACCGATCAGGGAACCGCATCAATATCTACCTGGACAGGTTACGCTACTAATACTCAGGCTAATACTTTGACTACATCTTGGCAGCGTTTCACGGAGACCGTCACCCTCCCTGCCGGTGAAACTGAAATAGCGTACGAATTTTATTACACGCCTAGTGGTACTGCCGGTGCTGATGACAATATTTATGTCACTGGTGTTCAGCTAGAGCAAAGCTCAGTAGCCACGCCTTTTGAAGTTTTACCGATACAAACCGAATTAGCTTTATGTCAACGGTATTTTTTATCTATGACTGTATGGGTTGGTCAAACCACATCATATTATACAAGTTACACATTCCCTTCCACGATGAGAGCAACGCCAACAGTAACCGGGGGTGGTTCAGGTTATACCGCTGGCATTACCAATGCGTTTGGTTTTGCGGCATATCAAACCACCGGAGCTGCACAAGTTATGACATTTACAGCCGAACTATAAGGAGGTGCGGTGGCACCATTGGATACACATGCGCGAGGCCGCAACAACTGTGGGCGCCGTTCAAGCGATAGCAACATGGTAATAAGACGCGAAAGCGTCTATTTTAGTGGAGGTGGGGCGAGTGCAACAAAATGAGCATCCGGAAGTAAGACATCCAAACCATTTTATGAAAGTCAATAATTTTAACGAACGATTGGCAGTTAAAATAACAAACGGTGTAGGTACAATGTGGTGTGCCTATGCTTTTTTTATTCTTGATTTGCTTATGTTGCCGCCAGTTATCGCGTCTCAAAGTATCCTTGTATGGGTAACCTATCTCGCCCAAACGGTACTCCAACTGGTATTACTACCCATCATCATTGTCGGCCAGAATGTGATCCAATCACACAATGAAGCCAAGGCCGACGCAGACTATAAGACACTGCTTCATATTGCTCGTACAGTAGACGAAATAAAAATGAAGCAGGAGGGTAAAGGTTGTGACCGCAAACACTGAGATATTATTATTAGCTGCCGTCGAACGGATGGGTACCGACATGGGGGAAATCCGGGAAATTGTCGGTGAAATTAAAGGTCGGCTGGATTCCCAGGACAGGTATTGCGTTAGCTGTAAACAAAACAATCAAGACGAACACGATGGTTTTGATGGACGAATAGGCGATATTGAAATTTCGCGGGCTAAAAATGCGGGCGTACAAGAGGGGAAAAAAGAGGCAATCGTAGAGAGTCAGACGCAGAGAAATTGGCGGCTGACTTTTATTGTTGGTGCGTTCGGCGCAGGGGCTTCACTTGCAACGATAATTGCTTACTGGCCACAGGTTAAACATTTTTTTGGAGGGTGAGATGGTAGAGGAGCATATAGAGAAACACACATTTACAGAAGTAATTATTGACTGTGGTCACGGTCCGCGAACAGAATCAGCCGAATTTAGACACGCACGCAAAACCATCAAACAAGATGGTTTTTATTATTGTTACGTGTGTGGCGCCACTGAAAAAATAGAAGAGCATCATTACGGTTGTGAGTGGAGTAAGCAGAACGAGGTTGACTACGACAAGCTGAAAGCCTACCTGCTGGAACACGACATTTACGGCTATAGTCACAAAATGATTAACGAGCCACTAACAACAGTGGATGACGTTCGTAACCAAATGATGCTCTGCGTCGATCATCACCGTATGCCAGGGACCGGTATTCATTACACCACGCCGGATGTTTGGGTTATGCAAAAAATATGTAAAACTGGACAAGATCCAGTCCCACAACGAGACGAATCCATAAAAACCGTGGAGGGGAGGATCAAGCAATGCTAGGCGACATTTCCAGCAGGTTTGAGGCATCCAATAACGTCGGCGCGATCAACCCGAACGACGGACCACACGGTGAGGGCAGTTACGGATTGTTCCAGTTCTATTCGGGCGCAGGAGTGGTCCAGGCGTTCATTAAATGGATGGCGACTATTTCGGAGTATAAACCCCTAGCCGCGAAATTCGACGGCCTGACGGCCCCGACGGCGGCGTTTAATGCTACATGGAAATTCGTGGCCAGTTCCGATATTGCGTTGTTCGGGCAGGCTCAACGGGATTACGCAAAAATGCAGTATTATCAGCCGGCAGTTGCTGAATTGCTTAAAGTCGGTTTTGATGCGACGAAATACAGCGAGGCGATGCAGGACGTAATATTAAGTAATGCGATCCTGTTTTCGCCGGGGAACGTACCTGCACTGTTCGAGAACGCTATCGGCGCAACAAAAACAGCCGGGTTTGACCCAACAAAAGAAGAGTTTTTATTAGCGTATTTATATCATATCCGGGCAAATGCGGCGTTTATAAAAAATGACGCCCGACTGATTTGGCGGGCTATGGAAGAGTACGCGATGGTGAGGGGGGAGATTAAATGAAAATAACCCTATCAGAATTAAAAACTATGGCCCTAGCCGCAAAACCGAAACTCGAAACACGAGCTGCCGGGGAAAACAGATGTGTCAAAGTTTATATCCACTGGAGTGCCGCACATTACGGGCAGCACTTCCCAGACTATCATTTAATGGTTGATTCTGATGGCAGCTTATACGCTGAGGTTGATGATTTAGCGGCCCTGCTGGCGCATACGTATTACCGCAACACAGGAGCCGTGGCAATGGCTGCCATGGCTATGTTTAATGCCACCACAGTGAACTTCGGACCCGAACCAATTACGGACGCCCAGGTGGAAACTATCGCCCAGGTTATGGCAGTATTGTCGGAATCCCTGCAGGTACCTCTGGATATTCAGCATTTCTTGACCCATGCTGAAGCGGGGGACAATCTGGACGGATATAATCCGGGGTATCCTGATCCGACTGGTTATCCAAATAATACTTATGGTCCCGCTAGTAACTGCGAACGCTGGGATTTCTGGATGTTGTCGCCTGCAGGCGTCCGGGGAAGTGGTGGGGAGATTTTAAGAGGTAAAGCAAACTGGTATTTAGCGCATCCTGGTAATTAATGATGGAACTATATGAAGTACCTTATTTAGACGCTCCATATCTCAACCTAATGATAATGTCCGATATTCATGTCGGCTGTGAAAACTGGCAAGAAAAAATCCTTGACAATGATATTTTAGCCGTCAAGGAAGATCCTTTTGCCAGGGTGATTATTCCAGGCGACCTGTTCCAGCGCGATCTTAAAAACCATAAAGTCGGAAACGTTTACCACCAGGCCATTCCACCAGGCGAACAAAAATATTATTTGTCTGATAAGTTGGCGCCAATCAAAGATAAAATTATCGGAGCCTGTTCCGGCAACCATGATGACCGGACGGCAGAAGATAATACAGATGTTCGGGATTTATGTAAATTCTTAGATGTCAAATTCTTCGATGATGAGATATGTATCTCGCTTTCGGTAGGTTACGGCAATCATGGCAAACCATCGGTATATACCGGATATGGCGTGCATGGATCTTCAAATGGTTCAATGGTTGGCAGCATCGCAAATGCCTTGGCAAAATTGCCGAATGTGTGTGATGCTGATTTTTATTTCCAAGGTCACTCCCATCAGCCGATATGGTTTCCGTTATCGTGGTTCCGGCGAGACATGCAGAACAAACACATGATTAATGTGGTTCGTCATTTCATTGCCGGTGGTAGTTACCAAGGAAGAGATCCATATCCAGTTAAAAAAGCGATGACTCCAAGAGTGTTGGGGAGTCCGGTGGTAGTATTATCCGGTACTGACAAAGCAATCACAGTAAAATTACCTAATATGCCCAACTAGGAAGTGAGTCAAATGAGCTTTATCGCTCTTCGTGCTATCGTTCTGGCCATATTCGAAATGCCTGAAGTCCAAACCGACATTTCGATTGCCAAACAACGAATTATCGAGGCCATAGAATCAGAGATGGCCAACTCCTCGCAAGAGGAATCTATTACCACAGTAATCCGGCAATTGGGTTGCCTGATTATAAAAAAAATTAAGGGAGTGTTTAGTATGAATCTCGATTTAAAAACAGCCGAAATGGACGCCAAAGAAGCCCTTGAATCAACAGCAGGACAGGCTGCCGTTAAGCAAGTAGAATCCACCGTAAGTCAGGCCGTCGTGAGTCAATTGGATACCACCAATAGCGGCAGCTATCTGTCACAATTAATTCAGAAAGCCAATAACAAAATTACCGAATTGGAAGCCGAAGAAGCCGGCAATTCAAAATCCTTGTACGTCAAAGATGTCCGCGACCCGTCCGAAGTAATTATCCTGCGGGCGCTGATCACTCTGGCCAGCAATGGCGCGTCGAACGCTATCGCGGAAATTGAGCAGAAATTAGCTTCTCTCTAATTGGGAGTGATACCGTGAGTAAAGTAAACGTTCTATTTGTATTCGCCCATCGGGATAGCGTGGCCGACACTATAATTGATGATGCGGTCACGTTTGCCGAGGGCGGCGATTGGCCGGTACACGTTGGGGTGCTGATGTTTAATGGCATACTGGAAGCGCTCGGCAGCGGTGTTGTCGTGTCTGAGGATGTCCACAAATACGACAAGTGCCGCACTGAAATGATTTCGGTTAATGTTCCCGACCTTCCGGCAGCGTCCAGGAAATGGCGATCGTTGATTGGTTGCAAATATAGTCTGCTAGGATCGTGTTTCGCCGGGATGATTTATGATGTGTTTCATCGGATTATTCATAAAAAATGGCATTGGCGTTATGACTGTAGTGAGACTATCACTTTGGGATTAAGAAAAGGGATGGTCAAAATATTACCTAGAGTCCCGGCTTACTGCATAACGCCGAAGGATTTGTTTATTGCGTTAGGAGGTGAGCTTAATGAAAAAAAAATACCTAATTTTTGTCGTACTTGTCCTGGCGGCATTAATTGTGGGTATTGCGGCCTATAATTACAACCAGCCGATGCCACAGGCGGCAGCAGTTATCGCAAAACCGTGTCAGACGCCACAGGTTGCCGCAGGACAAGTTTTATCAACTAACGCATCCATTCATACCGGCAGGCAGGTAATGCCGCCGCCACCAGCCACGCAGACCGTCGAACAAACGTGCTATAAAACATTGACTCTGAAGAATATCGACGGGGCCGGGATTTACTGGCTTCCGGACGGTGTAAATGTACAAAATGTACAATCTGTGCAGTTGAATGGTGAACAAACAAAAGGGTACGCACTAACTGCAAACAATTGTATAGATGTTTTCAATTCGCGACCTGATTCGATTGTAACGGTCACAATTAATTAGCTCCCCTTTACTGCCCCTGCCGAAAGGTGGGGGCTTTTTTTCATCTAAAGTTTATCTAACAATCATCTATATTCATCTACGGCAGGAATATTTTACCAACCGTCGAATATCCTAGTATGTTAAAAAACAGATTAAAACATTACCGATTTAAATACGAAATGAATCAGACGGAGTTTTCCGCACTGTTGGGATATTCCGTCGGTCAATATAATCTCTGGGAGCACCAGAAGCGACAACCCGACCTAGATAATGCGTGGCAGATTGCCAAACGATTAAACTGCACGATAAACGACCTGTTTGAGGAAACCCCTTAAACGGGTCTTTTTTTGTCTCCGAAAATAATTTTATTGGGTACAAGCAAATATTCGACGCACGCGAATACAATAGGATTAGAAAAACAGAAACGAGGTGAATATACCACGAATATGCTTACTGAAATCATTCACGACGTTCGCGCCGGGATACTCCCCATGTTAGGCCAGCAAATCCCCTTGTCAGTCACAGAAACCATCGAAGCACTCTGGGCAGAGGATAAACGTCCACAGATCCACGAACGAAAAAAAACCGCAAACGGGTATATGTTCACGATTGCGTTGCCGGCGGGGATCAACTTTAAGGATTTCTATAGTAAGTTGGATTATTT